TATGAAATAAAGTCTGACGATAAATTCAGTGATGATGAAATTGAATTTATATCACATAAGCGTGATTTAACAGATTTTGACATTGGTTTGTGTGTTCCGTCTAAGCTGATGCCAAAGCGAATTACAGGCGGCATTGTTTTAAGGGAAACTACATATAAAATGAGGTGATGCAATGAAGAAATTAAACGCAAGACAGGAAAGAATAATTATTTCATCATTTGAAATAACTTATGGTATGCCTATTCGTGAACTATGCGAAACAAGCAGTATTATCAGAGAAATATTTGAAGCACTGGAAATAAGGTGGGATTGATATGGATATTAAATTCAAGTCTACCACCAAATGTAATATAGAGCCGAAAATAATTCATCCGATAAAATATGCCAAAATCCACAAAGCAATGTTTGATGCTGTACAGGAATATGCAAGCCAGCTATATCCCGATTATGAAGTGACCGGAATAAAAATCATTGTCGATAAAAAATAACAAATACCCGATATGTATTACACATATCGGGTATTTTTATATCCGAAAATTGAGATCAATAAAAGCGGGTTGCAAAGCCGATCAATAGAATCCAGCACGTTTTACCGTGTGCAGTCTGGTATTCATTCAATTATTGTGACTCAATAGGATATACCAAATGTCTTTACTGGTACACGCAAATGAAACGTGCGTAAAGTCCTGTTAATATGAAATTAATGCGAGTAGTGCTTCCTTGCATGATAAATCACGGAAACGGAAACAACCTTTATTGAAATAGAACCGCATATTTGAAATGAACAAATCACTGTTATTCAGTATTACATAGTTTATATTATGTTCATCGGTTGTTACTGCTATTTTATATGGGTAATTCATATCTGGTCTGTTATCACAATACACAATTCCGCTGGATGCGTATTCACGTATTGCATAATGCTTTCCCTTATATTTTATTGTGCATAAATATCTGCTTTTTCCGTCTGGCTTTTCAATAAATGCTTTATTGTCATTCAGATACACAGCTTGCGAAGCATAAGCCGCATAATCTGCACCACTGAACGCACGATTAAAAGCGGATTCTTTCAAAGCGGTTGACGCTGATTCTACATATCCCTGTTCAAGAACAAAACCATTACCACGCAGAAAATTTGTATCTTCTCTAAGTCTGGAACTGATTCCCAACGCGACATAATAAGGATTGATTATAGATACAGGGTTTGCAATCATATAAACAGGAACATATCTTGTCTGTTTACCCTGCCCACGTGCTATTGATGTATGTATTGACATAAATTTGCGAATTTCATCGGTACAATATTTATTTGTTTCTGATTGAAATTCGTCAAATAACATTCGTGATACATCACTGAACAGGTGCGAATACTTTTTTAATGCGTCAGCAGAATTTAATGAAATTGCATAACCGCATGAAACTCCATTTTCTTCTCCATGCTTGAATAAAAACAATTCATGGTAAATCCCTTTTGCTTTTTTGATCGAACGCATTTCATAATTCTGGAAGAACAGGGATTTAATATCTTTGAAAAACTTATCTGCTATATCATCCAATTCATAATTAAAGCGATATACCAGGCAGAATTTCTCTTTACGTTTTATGAACGAATTTACACAAAGCCTGTTAAAGTATGTTGTTTTACCACCAGTACGGTTTGTAGTACACATGTATATTTCTGGTTTATCTCCATTTATATCGAGTAAACTAAGCAGCTTTGTTCCGTCATAATATTTTGACATTATTTTCCATCTCCTTTTTCTCCTTTAATTGTACCATAAATATTGATATTTTTCAAGTGTTGTGGTAAAATATAAAGTAGTTGTGGAAAGGCGGTGATAATTTGTTTTGTTATGTATTGGTCATATCTTTGATCGGTTTTGACATTGTGACAGGGTTGACCAAAGCACTGAAAAATGGGAATGTTTCAAGCAAGTATTTGCGTGAAGGACTTTTTCGAAAATGCGGCGAAATTTTCACTTTGTTTGCTGGCTGGTTATTTGAATTTGTAAATGAAACTATGGAAACAGGTGTTGCAATTCCGCTTGCGTCAAGTATTGCAACATACATTGCAATTATGGAAATTGTTTCTATTATCGAAAATATTTGTGAAATCAATCCAGAACTTGAAAGATTATTTCATCCGTATTTAGCACAGTTTGAAGAAAAGGAAAAAGACGATGATGTTAAAAGGGATTGATGTATCAAAACATAATGGTGTTATAACGTGGGCGGACGTAAAATACCACATTGATTTTGCAATGTTGCGTGCTGGTTATGGCAAGAATAATATCGACACTATGTTCAACAGAAATGCAACAGATTGTGAACGAAACGGTATTCCTTATGGAGTCTACTGGTTCAGCTACGCATACACACCGGAAATGGCAAGGAATGAAGCAAAATATTGTCTGGAAATTATCAGTGAATACAATCCTACATATCCGGTATGTTTTGATTTTGAATATGATTCCGTAGCATATGCAAAGAAAAATGGAGTAACAGTGACAAAGAAATTAATGTGTGATATGGCGATTGCGTTCCTGTCTGAAATTGAAAAGGCTGGATATTATGCAATGAACTATACGAACATTGATTATTTGAATAAAGGCTTTTCAAGTCTTACAAGTAAATATGATACATGGCTGGCTCAATGGAATGTGAAAACACCATCTAAACCATGCGGCATATGGCAGTATTCAGATAGTGGAAAAGTAACAGGAATTGACGGTAGAGTTGACATGAATTATTCGTATCATAATTATGCAGAAATAACAGCAAAAATGAACAAAGCAAAGAAAAACAACAAAGCAATAGTACAAAGCAAATTAGGACTTACGGACGGAACCATGCAGTATTTATCAAAATATAAATACGCTGATGATCTTTTCCGTAAAATTGCAAATGGATTAAAATAGGGGGTGAATTAATGGCGATTTTAAGTCGTGAAGAATTTTTCAATCGTATCAATACTGTTGTTGGTGATGATTCTTCTGATGAAGCTATTTCCTTTATCGAAGATATGAGTGATACCTATAACGCTATGGAAGATAATTCAAACAGCGGTGCAGAATGGGAAAGACGATACAGGGAAAATGATGAAGCATGGCGAAAGAAATATTCGACAAGATTCTTTCGTGGTGATGCCACCATAGTTGATAACGAACCGAACGAACCGGAAGTTATCGAACCGGAAAATATTACCATTGATGATTTATTTGAATAGGAGGTAAATTATGCCTAACGTACCAAACACACCAAAACTTAACGCAACAGCGGTTGATATTCTGAACGCAATCAGAAATTCCGCAAGTGCAACTTATCGTGATTATGTTCCTGTTGCATCTGAAAATCAGGATTCTGTTAGGGAAATCGGCGCCATCATTATGGACTATCCTGCACTCCAGAATGAATTCCTCAATGCGCTTGTAAACAGAATTGGTCGGGTGCTTATTACATCTAAGATGTATGACAATCCGTGGTCTTATTTCAAAAAGGGTATGCTGGAATTTGGTGAAACTATTGAAGAAATTTTTGTCAATATCGCAAAGCCTTTTGAATATGATGTAGACACAGCGGAATCCGAAGTATTCAAGCGTGAAATTCCAGATGTTCGTGCTGCTTTCCATATTCTGAATTATCAGAAATTCTATAAAGTAACTATTCAGAACGAACAGTTAAGACAGGCTTTCCTGTCCTATTCCGGTGTTTCTGATCTGATTGTCGGCATTGTTAATTCCATGTATACTGCTGCGAATTACGATGAATTTCTGACTATGAAATATCTGCTTGCAAAGCACATTCTCAATGGTCAGATGTACCCAGAACAGATTGATACTGTTTCAACTGCAAACATGAAATCTATTGTCGGTAAAATCAAAGGTATTTCCAACAACATTGAATTTATGAAATCGAAATATAATGTTGCTGGTGTTGCCACTCACACCGAAAAGGATGACCAGTATTTTATCGTAAATGCTAAGTTTGATGCTACGATGGACGTTGAAGTTTTAGCTGCCGCTTTCAATATGAGTAAAGCTGAATTTCTCGGCCACAGGGTTCTGATTGATTCTTTCGGTGATCTTGATACTGACAGACTTGACCAGCTTTTTGCTGACGATGCAAATTATGAAACGCTGATAACAGCAGAACTGGAAGCACTGGACTCCATTCCTTGTGTGCTGGTTGACAGGGATTGGTTTATGATTTTTGACAATATGATGAACTTTACCGAACAGTACAACGGACAGGGACTGTACTGGAATTACTGGTATCATGTTTGGAAAACATTCTCTGTTTCTCCATTCGCTAATGCTATTGTATTCGTTCCGGCTACTCCGAGCGTAACGAGTGTTTCTGTATCGCCATCCAGTGCGACAGTTGCCGCTGGTCAGTCGGTTCTGCTTACTGCTACGGTGGTTACGCAGAACTTCGCAAGCAAGGCGGTTAATTGGAAACTCCTTAGCGGAACTTCCGGCAATACTGATCTGCCAGAAACTACTGCTACTATTGACATTTACGGTACAGTACATGTTAAAACTGGTGCAACAGGTTCTTTCAGAGCAGTTGCAACTTCTGTTGCTGACCCTACAAAGTCCGCAACAGCAACAATCACTATTGCATAACAGTTAATTTTTCGGCGGCGGGTTACTCCTTTACCCGCCGCATTGAATATGAGGTGAAATATGGCATATATAGCACCAAATAGTAATATTTATTTAATGCGTGGGGTTCGTCTTGACCCGACATACGAAAACACTATTTTCTTTGATACGTCTACGGCACAATCCGCATATTTTCAGAGTAAAACAGTGCGGACATTAGCGGCACAGAGTTATCAGAGAAAAAACAAAAATACATTGCGTATTCAAGTACCATATTCACAGGTTTTTGATGTAAACTATATGGCATTTTTAAATCTCAGTTTTGAGTCGAAAATGTTTTATGCGTTTGTGAAAAAAGTTGAATACATTAATAATGTAACTACTGAAATAGAATATGAACTGGACGTAATGCAAACATGGATGTTTAACTATACTCTCGGTCAGTGTTTCGTTGAACGTGAACATGCCGCAAGAGATTATATTGGTGATAATGTTTTACCAGAACCAATTTCGGTTACTGAATGGGCATATACAGAAAAAGTACAGTGTCCAGCATTTGACCCGACACCGCCGGCAGGTGCTTCTGATTAT